AGTAATAGGGGGGCTCTAAAGCCTTACAGGGGAGCCGAACCAGAAGTTCGCTAAATAAAAAGTTTTAAAAAATAATATAAAAGTGAGTAATTACTCACTAAAATATGTAAAAAATAAAAGGATATTAAATGACAATATTAAAAGAAAATTTAAAAGGTGCTTACACCAATGAGGTCAAGCATCAACAGGGTGTCGCAAGAGCAGAGTTAAAGAAATATAAGGGTATTGATGAAAAACCACCTAAATACCTCTCAGAAGTGGCTAAAAAGGTCTATATAGAGACAATTAGCGCAAGTAAAAAGGATAACTTAAAACAAATAGACCGTGGCTTATTAGCTACTTATTCTCAGACTTACGCCAATGTAATTGATGCCACTGAACATATCAAGGCAGATGGTTTAGTTATTGAAAAAAATACTACTAACCCGTATACAAGAATATTTAACCAACAAACAGCACTTTTAACTAAGCTTGCAAGCCAGTTAGGTATTACACCTAATGCTCGAGCTAAACAAGAAATGAATAATGCTAAAAATCATGAAAGTGAAAATAAAAGCGATCCCTTCATGGAGGTAATTGGTGGCTAATTATCTTAATGAATATGCTCAAGCAATTCAAGATAAGAAAATAATTGCTTGTAAAAAAATAAAGCTAGCAATCAAGCGTGACAAGGCAGATTTAAAGAGAGCTAAGGGTGATGACTTCCCTTATTACTTCAATGAAGTGCAGGCACAAAAAGCAATCAACTTTATTGAGATACTGCCGACCACAAGTGGTGAGAGTCTTAAATTAGAGTTGTTTCAAAAATGGTTAATCTCAGAATTGTTTGGTTGGCGAAAGAAGTCAGATGAGACAAGAAGGTATTCAGAAGCCTTCATTAGTTTTGCCAGAAAGAATGGTAAGTCGTTCTTACTCTCAACCATAGCAAGCTTGTACTTATTGATTGAGGACAAGCCAGCCGAGAGTAGAGAGATATTATTTTTAGCTAACTCATTTAAGCAGTCAAAAATTTCTTTTGATATGTTTAGAAACGGACTCAGACACCTAGCTAAAGAGTCGCCAGCAATTAGAAAAAGATTGAAGTTAAATAATGCCGATGTCTTTGATCTAGAAAGTAATTCTCATGCAACAGCAATGGCTGCAAACATTCAAACGCTCGACGGATACCGTGCAGACCTAAGTATTTTTGATGAATGGGCTCTGCAACCTAATGGGGCAATGAAAGACGTCATTAAGTCAGGTCAGATTAACTCAGATAATGCGCTCTTATGTGTAATCTCAACCTCTGGCAATGATTTAACTAGTCCAATGTATAAGGACTATTGCTTTAATACTAGGGTTTTAAAAGGGCAGGCAGAAGCTGATGATTTATTTATCGCTATCTTTGAACAAGATTATAAGAATGAATTGATTAAGTCCTTAGATAATCCAGATATCTTAGAGAAGTCTAACCCTTTGTTTTCAAATAAGGATAGGCGTGAGGTTATGCAAACTAAACTATTAAACCAGATTAAGTTAGCTAATCAGCAAGACAACATGCTTCCCTTATATATTAAGAATGGGAATATGTGGTTTTCTAGTCGAAGCAATTCATACTTACCAGCTAAAGATTGGGAAGCTCAAACAATTAAGCCACCTAAGATAGACGGTCAGAAAATATATTTTGGTGTTGATTTATCCAAGTCAGGCGATTTAACTTCGGTAAGCTGGATTATTCCCATAGATAACTATTTATACGTTGATTCTCATTCATGGGTTGGCACTAAAGAAGGACTTGATGAAAAGATACGTAGAGATAGGTTCAACTATCGTCAAGGTGAAAAAGATGGAGAATGCTCAATCACTACGTTAAAGAGTGGTGTGGTTGATTATCAAGATGTCTATGAATTTATGGTTAAGTTTGTTAAAGAACATAATTTAAAAGTTTTAGGTGTTTGTTATGACCCATGGCGTTGGGATTTCTTTACTGACAAGTTTGAAAAGATAGGCTGGAAGTTAATTGAAATCTCACAAAATAGAAAAATGCTAGGAATACCAACTACAAGGTTCAGAGAAGAGATATTTAATGGCAATATCAAGCATACAGATAATAAACTGCTAGCTTATGCGATTAATAATGCAGTTCTAATTTACGACCGTGCAGGTAATCCAATGTTAGATAAGTTTCAACGCAATCATAAGATAGACCCTTTAGCAGCCCTCATGAATGCTTATACGCAGGCACGAGATTACTTTGATAAGAGCCATGTTATCTATGATGACGAATATTATAAGAATTTTAGTTTTTAAAAGCACGGTTGATCTTGTTGTAGAGCGATAAGGGCAACATTAAATTTAAAAAGAAAGGAAGTGAACAAATGGGATTTTGGGATAATTTATTTAATACCAGTAAACCTAGAGAAGACAATTCAGAACCGTACTTCGATGCAATAGTTTCAATGAGTGGTATTGATACCGGTATGTTTGTAGGTAGTGGTGCTTTAAAGAACTCAGATGTATTTTCAGCAATCAGAAAAATAGCCGGCGATATAGCCAGCAATGAAATTATTTATAATGATGAATCCAATCAAGGTAAAAGGTTGGTAACATTACTGAATAATAAGCCTAACAATAATATGAATGCATGGAGCTTTTGGTTTAGCTTGATGGGCAATGCTTTACTGTATGGCAATTCATATGCCGAGATTGAAAAGAATAATAGTAATCAGGTAACTGCCTTAAAGTACCTAGATAATAACCTTGTTGAAGTATTAAGAGATGAAGATACAGGAATTTTAACTTATGTGATTGATGGTAAAAGAAGATTAACGAGTGATCAGATACTGCATTTTAAAGTGTTTACTAATGACGGTGTTACAGGAACTTCACCAATAGTAGCCTTGTATGACCAGATATCTATTCAGAAAAGTAAGAATGGTTTAATGGATAAATTCTTTAAGAATGGTGATATCGGTAAAGGACTGCTAACAGTTAAGACTGCTGATTTAGGCTCTCAGAGTAAAGATACTATTAGAAATAAATTCGATGCATCAATGCAAAAGTCATCTAGAACAGCAATTTTAGATGAAAACATGCAATACCAAGCCTTGCCCTTTGATAAGAGTGTGGTTGATATCGCCAACAATGTAGATTTTACGACTAGAGAAATTGCCGCAGCTTTTGGCTTACCGGTTGAAGCTCTAGGTGTTGAGAATGAACATTCAAATAATCAGCAATCAATGCTTAATTATCTGCAATCAACGCTAACTTATTATTTTAAATGCATAACTAGTGAACTTAATTTTAAGCTCTCAAGTGCAGATTACAGTTTTAGTTTTGATACTGCTAAGCTCTTTACAGCTGACCCACAAACTATGCTAACCATGTATGAAGGTGCAATAGATAGTGGGATTATGACCGTTAATGAAGTAAGAGAAAAGATAGGGTTACCAGCAATTAATGATGGTGACCAATTAAATACGAAAGGAACAACAATGAATGAATAAGGATGAACAAAAAGAAAGGCGGATAAACCCAGACTCAGTTTCGATTGACAATGCTAACGTTGGAAGTAATAAAGCACAGAAGGGAAGTGTCAACGATATAGAGCAGGATTCAACCGCCTCACAAGATAATAACCGCCAAGTTAGCGGTTATGCTTTAAAGTTTAACACGCCAAGTAAACCCTATGGAACTAAAGAAAATCCATTTACCGAAGTAATAGCTCCTAACGCCTTAGATGACGTGGATTTATCCAATGTATTTATGTTAAATGACCATGATTTTAAGCAGGTCTTAGCAAGTACAAAGGCAGGAACTTTAAAGCTTGATGTAGACGATAAAGGTTTGCATTATGAAGCTACTATAGCTGACACAACAACAGGTAACGATGTTTTAGCCAATGTTCAAGCAGGCAATACTACTGATACTAGCTTTGGCTTTGTTTTAAGTGATGGTGATGACCAGTTCACTCAAGATGATGATGGCAATGTTGTTAGAACAATTAATAAAGTAAAAAGTATCTTTGATGTCTCAATTTGTGCAGTAGGTGCATACGACAACTCAGATGATGATAATAGCGCAGTAAGCGTAAATACAAGAAGTTACGAAGAATTTTTAAACAGTAAGAAAGAAGAAAAAGAAATGGCAGAAAAAACAATCATTAACCCAACTGAAACTAAGGAGCAAACTGAAATACGTAGTTATGAAGACTATATTAGAGCTCATGGTAATGTACGTGATATGACAGGTTTAACAACTGAAAACGCTCAAGTGGTTATTCCTAATAATTTAATTACTCCAGCTTTAGAATTAAAAAATCAAAAGGATAGCTTAGCTAACTTAGTTAATCGTAAGCAAGTTAGCATTGCCGCAGGTACTTACCCAGTAATTAAAGGCACTAATGCAGTTTTAGCCACTAAGGCTGAAAGAGCAGAGATGGATGAAGTAGATTCACAAATGTATACCGGTGTTGACTATAAAATAGCTACCCGAGCAGGACGTATTTACTTAAGTAATGAAGTGGTTGAAGATACTGCTGTACCAATCTTAGACGAAGTTAAGAAACAATTAGGACAATTAGTAGTTAATACTGATAATAGCAATATCTCTAGCCTTTTAACTACTGCTAATAATTTTCAAAATGAAACAGCTACTAGCCTAGATGATGTTAAGAAATTAAAGAATACTAAGCTTGATCCAGCCTTAGATTTAACCTTAATTACTAATCAAGATGGTTTTAATTACTTAGATACTTTGAAAGATGCAGAAGGTCGCTACTTACTACAAACAGATGTAACTGCTCCAACAGGTAAGTCATTGTTTGGTATTTCAATAGTTGAAGTAAACAATACAACGCTAGCAAGTGAAAAAGGCTCATTCCCTATCTTTATTGGAGACTTAAGCCAATGCATTTTTGAAGCATATAAACCAGTTGTTACTTCACAATGGCAAGAGTTTAGCGCATATTCTCAAGGCTTGTCAGTAGCAATTAGAAGCGATTATAAGGTGATTGACCATGATAGTGGTATCTATATTAAAGTTACTGATAATGCCCCAGTAGCAAGCGGTAAATAAGGATATACTATGGCAATCACAGTTAAAGTAATTCAAGACAGCCTAAGGTTACCTGAAAACACGGATAACGAGCTGATACAGCGTTATATTGATACCTCAGAAGAATATATTCAGAATGCAGTAGATACTGATGTAAGCTTGGAAATATATCGTAAGACAGAGCTATTTAATACCGCAGTAGCATTGATGACAGAGTATTTGTATCAGTCAAGAAGTGAAGTATCTGATAGTCCTTCTAAACCACCTTTAGAAGTTGCAGCATTAATTGTTCAATTATCAGGTAAAACCTTTGATGATAGTGTAAACTAGCAAAAGATGATTATTTTGTAATCATTGTTCTCTAAAGAAGAGGCAGTCTATAAATGACTGTCTTTTTTTTATGCAATAATGTTTAATTAAATGCAGAGGAGTAATTTAATTATGAGCAAGACTGTAAAAGAATTAGCTGATGAATTAGGTGTCACTAAGCAAACCATTCAATATCACTACCAAAGGCTTTCGACAAAGAACCAACAAAGAAATAGTAGTGGACATATACTTATAAGCCCAACAGCAGAAAGGCTTATAAGAAACAGGGTGACAAAGAATGACAAACAAAGAGTAGACAAAGAGCCGACAAAGAGTGACAAAGAACTGACAAAAAACGACAAAGAGGATAGTCGACTTATATCCTTGTTAGAGAAGCGATTAGAAGAATTAAAAAAATCTAGCGACAAACAAATAGGTGACAAAGAGAGACAAATAAGTAGCAAAGACAGACAAATAGAAAACAAAGACCAACAAATAACTGATCTGCATAAATTACTAGATCAGTCACAAAGATTACAGTTAATGGCAGAGAAGAAAATAGAGAAATTAGAAGCTCCTAAAGAAGACGAAAAAAAAGAAGCCTCTGAAAAAGAGACTCCTGAGGTTAAACAAGAAGAACCTAAGAAAAAACCATGGTGGAGGTTTTAAGTATGGATTGGGCAACAGTAATAGCAGCAGTAATAGCAGCAATTTTATCAGGATGTACATTATATTTTACTAATAAAAATAATAAGGATACTCTTGAATATAAAAAAGTTAATGATAAAAGAATCAATGAAATAGCAGAAAAAAAGATTGATGCTGATTTAATAGCAAAGGCTAGAATTAAATGGATAGAGAGTGTTAGAGAACAGACAACAGAATTGTCAAAAAACTTTAATTTATTTATTCAAGAAATTCAAAACACAACTAATTATACAAAACAACACAAACAAATAAATACATTAAAAAATAATGTTTTAGGCTCTCTTGATGGATTAATACTTTATTTTAATGGTAACCAAAACAATGACACTGAAAAAGTAATTGATATTATTTCAGAATTGCAAGGTATAGATCATCCATCTCTTAAATCTGACAGTTATAGAACGATAAATGAAAATTATATTCACGGTATACAAAACAATGACAAAAAAGATGAAAAGATAACAAAAGTATTACGTTCGTATCAAGGAGGGCTATTTGATTTAGATAATGTAATAAGCGAAAGACAACTACACAGAAAGGCAACAACAGACTTAGCCGCTCTTACTCAATTGTCAGAACCACTTACTAGATATATGGGATTAATTCAAGATACTATTTCGGTATACCTAAAAATAGAATGGGATAAAGCTAAGCAAGGAAAATAATTGGTCTAACGGTTTAGACTTTGTGAAATAGTAAAATCTATGCCTTCAAATGATTGATTTAAAAAGGTCGATTTTTAAAATTCACAAAGGTGAGTCATCGTTCTTTTTTATATTTTCCAAAATTTGTTTCGTACGTGCTTTAAAGCTTCTCATATGAGCATTAAATCTTTCCTTTCGAGATAACTTCGCATAATGTACATTATGTTAAGTTACTCAGTGGTATAGGCATTATTTTATTATTTTAATTTTATAATTTATAGGTTCTTTTTTTATTTTATTAGATGTATTTAATTCTTGACTAGATATTACTTGATAATCAACTATATCTTTTCCGCATTTATCGGTGGCCATATCATAAACCAGATAAATATAATACGATTCATTATTATTTAAATTTTCACTTTTTTTAATTTCATTGCTAGACATATAGAATAAGGGGCTATTACCTACAGTTGATTTAACTTCTATGTAAGTAATGCTTTCTTCGTCTTTTATTTTTATATCAAATCCAGCATTATCATTTCCTGTTTCTGAAAGGTTTGATGACATAGGAATCACTTCTTTATCTTTATATTTATTTTTTAGATAATTAAATATAATCTCTTCTCCTCTTTTTCCTACTTCTGCTTTTTTTGAATAATTGTTAAGATCATAATTTATTATTTTATTATTAATAGTATTACTCTTACTATCTCTTATATAATTTTTCACTAATCTTAATTTAGGTAGGCTAATAGTATCTTTTTCTTCTTTGTTAAATATTATTTTGTCTTTTATTTCCTGATTAAGCATATCTTTTATAACATAGTCTATTTGCTTTTCATTTAATTTAGATAGATATTGTTGCTTTAAACTTTTTTTATTCTCTGTAAATATGTCTTTATGATCATTACTAATCAGTCCATCGGCTTTATTAAGAGGTAGATTAAATTTAAACATTTTACAGTCAACTTGCCAACCATCATTATTCCAATTTTTTACATCATGTCCTGCTGGTTTAGGTGCTGAATATACATTATTTTTAGCAATACTTATTGCATATATATTCCTATTATGAACATGTATAATCATGTCTCCCTTTTTTACAGCAGCCATATTTTTAAAGCCTTGATTGGGTCTATCGTTAGATGTAAGTTTAGGAGACCATAAAATTTTATTTTCTTTTTCAAATTTATAACTGGTATTCTGATTTACTAAGTAAATTAACATTAATTTTCCTCCTTAATTTATTGTAATAGTAATCAAAAAGCACTTAAAGATTTAATCTCTAAGTGCTTCAATATTCATCACTTCGCATAAGAAACATTATGTAAACTAAGCCAGTGGTATAGCTAGATCGTTAATCATTGTATACTGCAAAAGCGCCGCCACCAATTACAAAGATAGTAAAAAAAGCTCGTAATATAGGGTTTTGAATCTCAACAATTATAGCTATTAATAGAAAAAGTACTACTACACTGAAAATTATTCTCGTTAGTCTACCGCTGATATCAGTATCTCCAAGGTTATAAAAAAAGAATATTATCAATCCAACTCCAAGAATGACAAGTATCACGGTTTGCAGAAAGAATGATTGTGCTTCAGGATTAGTGACTATTTTCAAATAATTATTTTTTGGTAAGGTTTTATTTAATTCATTTAATCTAAACAAGAAATTAATTGTAAATAATGCATATATAGCAAAAGAAATTATCTGTAATACATTATTTAAAAACCACTCTTTTATATTTTCATTCAATTGTTACTTCTTCTTTCTAGCAATTCAGTTGTTAATAATATTTTTTTAACAAGCTGATTTTTAAAAAATTGTATTATTAACAGAGGAAATACCAAAAGCAGTGTTGATCCAATTAAAAAAACATTTGCAGCGGAAGAAAGATTACCGTTATTAATAAAAGCGTGCAAAGTAGAAGTATAAACGGATAGTAAAGAAACTGTAAGTATCCACCAATATGCTTTTAATATTAAATCTATATTATTTTTTTTTATCGTATAATTAATCTTCAAAAATAAAAGTTTGTCGTTTGATAATCTAGACAGTGACGTCTGATATTTAATTAAACTTTGATTTTTTCCCCTCATATTAAATTACCTCACTTTATTACTAATTAATAATAACATTGCCAACACCTCATTAAAAAGGTAATATAATCATATAAATAAAAAAGCCCTCGCTTCATTACGAATTGAGAGCAAAATAAAAACATATCACACGATTTAGAAGCCCGTTGATATGTTTCAATTACTGAATTAATTATAGCATGTTAAGTTATAATTTCAAGATTGAAACATAAAATTTAGAGTCATCGCTGAGATATGCGGTGGCTTTTTAAAATGCTACCGATATCAAAGAACCAACAGGACAAAGTTGTAAAAAGGGACAAGTATGGTGCAGCTGATTCATCTAGTAGAATGTACCCCTGAAAACGTGTTGCGAGCGCAGTAGGTCAAGCGGTGGTAACCACCAGTAGCATAAGCAAAGGGTTAGGGAGGAACGAATATCTAGCGTGTAAGAGCGTTAGAGGAACATTCAGCATTTAAGCATAAAGCAGATGGAGTT